CAGCGCGTCGATTCGCGCCTTGAGCGCCGCGTCCTCGACGGTGCGCTCCTGCTGCTTTCGCAGGTCCGCCGACTGCGTCACCAGGGCGGTGATCCGCCCCTTCTCGTCGTCGGTCAGGTTGCGGTTCTCCGCTTCCGCCGCAGCGGCGATATCGCGCGCTGCCTTGATGCGGTTGCGAATCTCTGCCGCGAGATCCATCGGTGAAACCTCCAGTGCTGTACGGGATCACCGGGGCGTGAGCCCCGACGTTCCGTCCGCAAGCGGTTCCGCCGTATGGACTGCGGCCGGGCTGTGGGGGCTACCCTCAGCGCGGCGGCGTCGGCCCGACGCGTGGCTGTGTGGGACGCTTGGCGCGAGCATACGCCCGGGCCGGCGGGTGAGGCGAGTCTGCTACTCGCAACAGACCGTCACCGCCTCGGCCACACCGACTGAGCGATGCCGTACCCGACGGCGAACGCCACATACCATCCCACGGCCATCGCCAGTCGGCGCGCGTAGCTCAGCTCGCGAGATCCTCCAGCGCCAGCAGCGTCAACAGGGCGCTGTCACGGGCGACGAAGCCCATGCCGGGCGCGGCCGGATCGGCCGCGTCGTCGTCGTCGTCGGGCTCGGCCAGCTCGTCGGCCGCCAGCTCCGCGAACAGAGCCTCGAAAGCGTCGAGGTCGGCGCGCATCGCGCCGAGGCGCTGCTGGGCGGCGAGCACAAGCGCGGCGCTGTCCTTGCGTGCCGGCTTCGGCACGGGCGCCTGTGCGGGTGCCGTGCGCCGCCCCTTGACGACGAGCGTTTGCGTGGCCTCGTTCGCGGGCAGCAGGCACGGGCCCACCTCGTAGACCCACAGCTTCGTCAGGTTCATCGCGTCCTCGGCCGGCTCGGCGCCGAGCACGTCATACGCGAACGACCAGCCGTTCACGCGCCGCCCCTTGAGCAGCTTGTACACCTTGACGGCCGCCGGGTCGTCGAGGTCCAGCTTGCCCCGGATCATGAGGCCCTCGGGGCGCTCCTCGCCGAACGTGCTCTCGCCCACGTAGGCGTTCAGATCGCCGTGCTGGTGCGACCAGATGACGGGCAGCGGATCGCCGCTGGCCTTCCACTCACCGAGCCAGTAGGCATACGCACCGGGCATGACGCGGTCGCCCTGGAGGTCCACGTTGCCGAAGACCGATACGAGCGCCTCGAACTCGCCGTCGGCGAGGCCGTCCTGCACGGTCTTGACTCGCGCCGGGAACGTCTTAACCTGCATCTTCGTTGCTGCCTCCGTAGTCGAGCTGGCATGTGCAATTCGCCGCTTCGGATGCGTCGAGCACCGGGTCGCACGGCCAACGTGCGCCGTTCGGAAAGTCTTCGTCGATGCCCACGGTGACGCCGCTGAGCTCCGCGTGCGACGCACGCGGGTTGGCCGACGTCACCGTCCACGTCTTCGTTCGCAGCCCGACCCCGCGCGCCGCCTCGTGGCGACCGAAGTTCAGCGAGCCCTGCGCCTGCGTGTTGGCGATCTCCTGCGCGCGCCAGCCCTCAGCGTTGTCGAACACCGCCCCGACTGCGGTACGCCAGTCGGGCAGGCCGAGCGCGGCGGCGAGCGCCGAGAACGTCGCCAGGTTGATGCCGTGCGCGGCATCGGCGCTCGTCAAGGAGAGGTAGTGGAGCATGGGCTCGTCGTCCCACGCGTAGTCGGGCGCGTACTCGTCGATGATCTCGGCCGATCCAGCCTTGGCGATCGGGTACTTGTGCTGGAGCAGCAGCGCGGCAAGCGCCGCGTCGTACCCCTGCTGGTCCCACACCTCGTCGAGCGGCGGCGCCGCCTTGAGCGCGTTGACGATGCTGCCGCGCTGCGTGCGGAAGTACGAGCCCAGCGCGTCGGCCATCTTGCCCCGCATCCCGGCCACCTCGGGGCGGTGGACGGGACCGCGCTTGCCGCCACGCCGGCGTAGGCCGCGCCGTGGCTGCGCGCGACGCGTCGCCTCGTCGAGCCCTGGCGGTGCCACGAGCGGCGGCGGCGAGGGCACCCCTGCCACGAGCACGTTCAACGGCACCACGAGCGCGTCCGCGCTGGGCTCGTCGATGCGGCCGAGGTTCATGCGCTGCCGCGCCTCGTTCGCGGACATCCACGGGCGCCCCACGCTCCGCTGCATGACGGCCGACTGCTCCTCGAAATCGCCCTGGAGCTTCTGCATGACGTTGAACTCCAGATAGAAGTTCCGAGCGTCCGTCCATTCCGCGAGTAGGTCGAGGTCGAGCCGGCTCTGGATCTGCTCAAGCGTCGGGCCGAGCGTGTCCTGGTACAGCATCTTGTGGAACTCGCGGGTGTTCGCGTACGTGCCCTGCGAGATGCCGAGCATCGTCGGATGCACGTGGTACGCGGCGCACGCGCGCTCCATCGACAGACGGCGTTCCTCAAGGTACTTCGTCTGCTCCGGCGAGAAGCCGTCGCCGTGGAACTTCATCCCGTCTTCCAGCACCGGCGTGCCCATCGTGTCGGGCCCCTCGCCGGTCCAGAGCGAGCGCCAGTCGGAGCGGAATCGCTCGCGCTTCTCGTCCGCCCAGACCGGCGCGTCGGCCGGCCGTTCGATCCAGCCCCGGATGCGCGAGCCGTTCCGGTACAGCTGCAACTGCGCCATCTGGCCCTGCATGTCGAGTTCGAGGTCGTGGCGCAGCGTCTCCATCGGCGACACGCCCACGTATCCGTCGGGGTCGTAACCGCGGAACGCGATGATCTTGTCGGGCGGGATGTCCTGCCGGCCTCGGTAGCGGTAGAACTCGGGCGGCGCGTTCCACACTCCTTGCGAGTTCTGCGGCCAGACCCAGCGCGGCGCGAGCCGTCTCAGCTTGACGTCGCGGCCCTCGCGCACCTTGAGCACGTAGGCGCGGTCGTAGATGAGGATGTCATGCAGCAACTCGTCGATGAATTCGTACGGCGTGCGCTTCTCGACATCGTCCGACGGCGACGGGTTCGTGAGCGTGCCGACGATCGGGTGGTCCGTGACGCGCTGGCGGTCCTCGTGGCTCACCTTGCGGAAGGCGTGCAGGCCGAGCTGAGCGCAGTTGCGCGATATGAAGTCGACCACCGTCCGCACGTTCGGCTGGGAGCGGTAGATCACGGCGTACGAACCGCTGACGTGTCGCCAATCGAGCCACGTGGCGTCGGTGATCGGCCCGGTCGCCACGTTCGCGAAGTCCATCAGGTCCGCCAGGTCGCCGCCGGTGAAGATCGTTGCCATGCTCAGCTCACTACCTGATACCACGTCACGCGGCGTCGCTCGATGACGACCTCGCCGTCCATCGGGTGTTGCTGGCCGTGGTGGTGCAGGCGCGCGTCCCTGAACACGACGAGCGGCCCGCGCTTGGCGTACAGCACGCCCGAGATCGCGTGGCCGGTGTCGAGGTTGGCGATCACGCGTCGTCGGAGCAGAGTGAGACGCCAGGCAAGGACCATACTCATACCACCATCAGCGGCGAATCGTCGTACGCCGATCGCTTCGGCGTGCGGGGGTTGCGGGTCGCGCGGTCAAGCGCCATGATCGCAGCGACGATGCCGTCAATCTTGTCACGCGACCGCTCGCGGTGCGGCTTCTCGTTCCCGGCCGCGTCGCGCTGTACCACGACGTTCGACAGGCACCAGCGCGCGACGGGATTCCCGCCGTGGTGGAAGCGTGCCGCGAGAACGAGGCGCTCGAGTTCCTTCGTCGGCGAGGACATGGACACGAAGCCCTGCCCGATGGGCACGACCGTGATCCCCTCGTCGGCGAGGTCGGTCATCATCTGCGACATCCCGAAGCGGTCGAAGCCGAGGTCTTGGACATCGAAGCGCACGGCGTCGGCGGTGATCTGCGCCACCACGGACTTGTGGTCGAGCACGTCGCCGGGCGTGAACGTCAGCCACCCGTCACGCTCCCACGCGTCGGCGAGGTCGGCGGTGCGCGAGTTCAGATCGGCGCGGCGGGCTTCGGGTATCCAGAACCGCCACAGCGTGCGATAGTCGCCGTCCTCGGTCGTGGGCGGAAACGTCCACGCCAGCGCGCAGAGGTCGGTGGTGTTCGCGAGGTCGAGCCCGCCATAGCAGCGGTGCGCGGCCAGCTCGTCCTCGTCGAACGGCTCGCCCGCAGGCGGCTGGTCCCAGCGCGCGAGCGGCAGCCAGCGCGATTCGTTGTGGACCCACTGGTTCATCCGGAATTGCCGGAACACGTTCAGCTTGCTTGGCGAGAGCGCCGCCTCACGCGCCTCGTCGCGCAGTGCGTCGAGCGAGAGGAAGTCCCCGAGCGCCGGGTTCGCGTGCCGCCAGCCTTCCTCGTCGCGCCAGTCGTATTCGACGGGCGTCGAGCGGATGAACACGAAGCGGCGGCGGTCGAGGTCGGGGTCTTGCGCGATGCGCTCGCAGTACGCATGCTCAGCGGCGGCGAAGGAGTGCGGGTCGTTGCCGGCGGTCGTCGCGGCGAGCATGAGAGGCTGCGCGCGAGCGCCCATCGCGGTACGCATGGCGTTCCACAGGTCGGCGGACGGCGCCGCTACGATCTCGTCATAGAGGATGCCGTGCGGGTTGTGCCCGAGGTTGCCGGCGGCGTCGGCGGCGACCACCTGATAGTAGCTGGCGGTGCGCGCGTCATAGATGCGCTTGCTCTGCTTGTAGATGCCCAACCGCTTCCGCAGCGGCGGCGACAGATTCACCATGCGCTCGGCGACGTCGTAGACCTTGCGCGCCTGGTCGCGGTCGCGGGCACAGCCGTAGATTTCGGCGCCCTGCTCGTTCTCGCCGACGAGCAGGTACAGCGCGATCCCGGCGAGCAGCTCGGACTTGCCGTTCTTGCGCGCCAGCTCGATCCAGGCCACGCGGTAGACGCGCACCCAGCGAAGCGACTCCTCGCTGTACTCGACCATGCCGAACAGGGGCACGATGATCTGGTCCCGCTGCCAGGCGGTCAGCGTGAACGGGCGACCCGCATAGACGCCCTTCGTGTGGACAAGCACACGCTCAAAGAACCGCACTACTCGCTGGGCGCGCGGCGCGCACAGATGCACGCCGGCCTCTGAGCAGTGGTCGCAGGCGATATCAGCCGAGGAGGTCGTCAAGTTCGTCACGCTCCCCCTCGGCGAGGCGGATGGCGGCCCGCGCCGAGGGGGTGAGGCCGAACTCCTGCGCGTAGAGCCGGGCGAGTGACGCAGCATCCCGAAGCACGATCGCGGCCGGGTTCCGCATCATGCGGCCTTCGGACGACTCGACGAGGATCGCGGACTTGTTCAGCACGCGGGCGGCGCGCTGCTGAACGACGAGCAGCTCGGCGAGGATCGCGAGCATGTCGGCGTCCGGGGGGCGCAG